ATTCATGATGAGGCACATGAGTAGTCATAATGTCATCAAACTTAATAACTTCTAACCTATGTGTAAATATTTGATATAATGGATGTATAATTGTCAAAGTCCCGTGAGCCGTGATCCCTGATAACTTAGTCTCGGTCATTTGCTTTTCCATTAATCTAAGCTCATATTGTTCTGGAGTCCAAATATCATTGCTCATTATTAATAATAGATTTCAAATGTAGTTGTTGTAGTTTCTTTTATTTCAACGGTTTGTTTTATTACTTGTCTGCTAGGAACTTGATTTTGTGCACAAGATACAAGTAACAAAATTAATAGATATTTCATTTTCTTTCAAAAGTATAATTAGTCTTTAGTCTTATCTTACCATTCTTAAATGTCCAGCATTCTCCTGTCTTATTAATAAAGCATACCCATAGTAAATCTTCTTCCATTCCATAGTCTATTAAAAAATGAGCATAGGCATCTCCCTTAGGAGTACTTAAAGGAATAGGAGGATTTATTCTAATCATATTCCAAACATTGCCATTACTACTAGAACAACGGTACTTGCAACTAAATATGTAATCATTTCTTTTTTTCCTCTTTGTTTTTTATACTAGACCAATCAATCTGGTTATAATTATCTTTATAGGTTTTATCAGCAACTCTACTTCTGCCATCCCAACCCTTACCATATTCACTTCTTCTTTTATATTTATCACTCATTTGTATTTAATCCAATTATATATAGCAACAAAACTAAGCAATATAAATACTACTTGTTGTGACAGTCTTGCCATATCTTTTTCAATGTAGGAAATATAAGTCCACATTAAAACAGATATAGTTAAAAAAATAAATGCAATCCATTGTAAATTAATAATTGCAGTTGCTTGTATTACAGAACAAGCAATACTAATACTTGCGGCTACCCATTTATAAACTGTTAAATTCATAAACCCTTTTCTTCATATGCTTTTATAATAGCAATACATAATTCTTTTGTTACTGCACTTTTCATTTGGTTAACTTTATTAGAAACAAATATAATGTTTTCTTCTGTATATCCAATAGCTGGATTTAATCTATCTACACTTATACTATTACTTTTATTTATTTCTTTATTAGAAGTAGTTTTTGGTATTATTTCAACTCCAGTTAAAGCACATGTATATCCATATTTTTTTTTATGTAATTCCCATAAATTTATAAATTTTTCTTTAGTTACATAGCAACGGTGTTTGTTTTTTTCTTTTTCTGAAAGATTTCTAAATCGTTTATGTCTTGTTTTAGCATTTATACGAATAAAAAGTCTATTTATAAAACCTTTTTCGCTGTTAGCCCATAGCCTAGATGTAAGTAGCTCACATTTTTTACATCGTGAGCTATGTCCGTTTTTTCTTTCTTTTTTTTTATAAAAAAAATTTAATGGAAATTCTTTTTTACATTTTGTACACGTTTTCACTCAACTTCCCCCCAACTCTTTCCTATTGCTACATCTACTAAACTTGGAACTTTAAACTCTATACAGCTTTCCATAGTCTTCTTTATGACTTTAACATCTTTAACTTCGTCTTTAATGTTAAAACATAATTCATCATGGATCTGTAATAATGGAGTATGTCCTGCTTCATGACAATCAATAACTGCTTGTTTAGTTTGATCGGCTGCCGAACCCTGTATAAGTCTATTTAAAGCTTTATATGTTCCAGCTCTCTTAATGTTTTCTTGTCCACCAAATTTAGCAATAGCTGTTTCAAATGTTTCAGAATTTACCATTACCCAATCTTTAGGTTCCCATCTATCAAATCTACACTTACGACCTTTTTTAGTTCTAATAGCACCTTCTTTAGATGCTTTATCCATACAAAGATTAATAAGCTTTTTAACAAATGGAACTTTTCTATTGTATTTGATAATAATATCTTCTGCTTCTTCTTTAGATAAACCTAAAGACGTTGCAAGTTTAGTATTACCCATTCCATACATTAAACCTAAACCAATTGTTTTAGCTTGTGAACGATCTATACCTATCATATCAGCAACTGTTTGGTGAAAGTCTGCTGAAGCATTTTCATATGCTTTAATAAGTTCTTGTGATCCTTCATAGCCAACTGATGCGGCGTAATGCACAACCATTCGTGGTTCTTGTTGTGAATAGTCAAATGAACCCCATTTACAATCTTCATCTGGTAAAAACAAAGATCTAATCTTAGGGCCAAAATCTTTATTACGAGCAGGTATTTGTTGTAAGTTTGGATTAGACATAGAGATACGTCCAGATACAGTTCCACCTGAATCTGATCTTAATTGATTGATCTCAGCATGTATTCTACCTTTTATTTGATATCGCATAATACTTTGCAAGAAAGTTCCATGAAACTTATTTATCTCTCTAGCTTGAACTATAAGTTTAGCTACTTCATGATTACAATTAGTTAACCAGTTAGCTGTAAAGCTTGGTTCATTACTCTTAGCAGTTCTTGGATAAGCTATCTTTAACTTATCAAAAGCTTCTCCTATTTGTCTTGCCGCCCAGATATCTATATCTTTACCAACAATAGCTTTAATCTTTAATAAGATTTGTTTCTCTTGTTTTTCAAAATCTTTAATCATTGTTTGGGCTTTATCTACATCTACTCTAATTCCTTTTTGTCTCATTTTAATTAGAATAGGAAGTAACTTAGATTCCATTTCCCAAATAGTGGTTAGGTTTTGTTTAATTATTTCGTTCTTTAGAAATCCCCATAGCTTTAGCGTGAGCCGTGCATCTTGTTCCGCGTAGAAACCAACATGTTCTGCTGGTAACTTCCACATCTCAGCTTTAGGATCAATGCCATGATCTTTGGCAGCTTCTTTAAGATCAGTCTCAGCTTTAATCTCGCCTAAATAATCTTTAGCCAATGAGTTTAGATTATATGCCCATCTGTTTTCATCAACGATTGCTGCTGCAACCATTGTATCTACAATCTCTCCATTAACTTGGATACCCATAGCTTGTAGCCAACCTAAATCGTATTGAGCATTATGAAATATTTTTCTACAAGGTAGTGCACAAACTTCTTTCATATAGCTAATAACTTGTTCAGGTATCATATTGCCACCACCAAAGTGATCAAATGGATAATAACCTTGCCATCCTTCAACTGCCACAGCAAAACCTATTACATAACCTTTACCAATAGCCCAGCCAGCTCCTAATCCTTCACTAATGCCATCGTCTCTAGTTTCTAAGTCGATTGCTATTTCAGTTGCATTAGATAAATCTTTGTATTCAGAAGGACATAGCCAAATACTTTTTTTAAACGTTAATGAATACTGCAAACTAGTCATTGTAATCCCTTTCTATTATCATCTCTATGTAATGAATTGCTTTAAGTAAATCTTCTTTTTTATTCTTTAACTTGTGTCTGCATATGTACTTGATTGCGTTGCCTTCTGCAAATAATAAATTATTATCATTTATAAATTTAGAAGGTTGTATCTTCATTGTTTTATAATGAGAACCACCTACTTGTTTAAAAAACGTTTTATTGGTCATTTCTTTTTTCCTTTAAGTATTTTAAGTAGTCTTCCCCTATTGGATAGTTATACTTGTGATCAGAGCTTAGTAAATGTAATGAATACTTAGCTCTGGTTACAGCAACATAAACTACTCTTTTTTCGTCCATTTTTTCCTGCACTGTTTTGTTTTGGTATTGAGAGGCATAGTCTGCTTTAAAGTAAACTAAAACATTATCCGCTTCCCCTCCTTTTACAGAATGCACAGTATCTATAATCATATTAGGTTCTTTATCTAACTGATCTTCTCCATACTTCTGTAATAGAATATTGATGTAAGTAACTTCTGTTGGCGTAATGTTTCTTTTTAAAACATGAGACCAATCCTGTCCTTTAAGTTCAGCTCTTATAGTTAATCCACACCATGCTTTTAAATCTTCGAAGCTGTATAGATTAAATTTATCTTGTTCGTCCCAAAATTCTTTTTTTCTGTATAAATCTTTAACTACATATCTAGTGTATTTATAAAAGTTCTGTGCTTCTTCTCTATTTATTTTTTCTGCATTACATAATTTTTTCCAAGTTTTAATAGCTTTCCATTTGTTATTAGTAAAAGATTTATTAGCTTTGTTGTCCATAAAATATAAACCTTTATTCTTAGCCATCATTCTAAGTTCATTAACAGTTGTGCTAATTCTACCTAGCAAATACCAACTACCACTATACTTATCAAACTTTACATCATTAAATGCTCTATATCCTTGCACACTGTCTTTAATATCTTGGTTTGGTAAAAATTGTTTATCTTCACTATCTAATATCCCTTGTCTAACTATCTGAGAAAATCTATGTATTTCTTTTCCAAATCTTCTGGTTTGAGTAAGGACTCTTTTCTCGCCAGGAAAATATGTTGTAAAGAATTTATATTCTGATCCATTCCATCTATAAATTGCTTGATCATCATCTCCTGCTAAATAAATTTTATTAGCATTATCTGCCATTTTATAAACAACAGACCATTGTAATGGTGTAAAATCCTGTGCTTCATCTAATATTAAAACTTCTAATGGAGGGAAATTAACTTCATCAATAGTGCGTTCAATCATATCAGTAAAATCCATATATTTAGTTTCACCCTCTTTCTTATATTTATTATAAGCATCAACCTTTCTTAATAATAAATGTAATGATTCTTTTTTATATGTTTCCTTACGATACACCTCTTCAACAGGTTGCATCATGTTCCTTGCTTTATCATATATATGTAAAGACCAGTCCGTATAAACAAAAGAATCATCATCCAATCTATTATCAGAACTTTTTATAATTTTACTTTCTAATGCAAAATCAATCATACATCTTTGAGGATCAAACACTTCAAGCGTAAAATATTTCTTACAGTATTTATGTAATGTTTTAAATCTTTGGAAATCTTTTATAGTATATTGAGGAAAAGCTTTTAAAGCCCTAGCCATTGCAGTATTAACAGCTTTATTTGTAAAAGATATAAAAGCTATATCTTGTGGCTTAATACCTTCAGCTAAATGCTTTGTAAGTATCTCCTGAACTAATGTATTAGTTTTACCCGTTCCTGGTGGGCCATAATACTTAGTAGTCTTATCCCTAATTTTATTTAGGTGTTCTAAACTGTTGTGCATGGTATGCGTCATCTAACTCCGTTAATGTTCCTTGTTTATTTGTTTCTTTTTTAGTTGTTGTTTTTTCTTTATTCATAAAATCAGGGGCTTCTACTTTCCAAATATTTTTTTGGTTCTTATGATAATCAACTCTTATACAACCTAATAAATCTATTGCTTCTAATGAATTAGAAAATACTTTGTTTGCAGACTTTTTAATAAATTCATCTAATGTACTTTTTTTAAAATATAAGTAAGTTTTATCTTCTACTTCCTCTCTAACAAGATAACCATTTTTAAGTTCATCAAAATCATCAACCACCATATGTATTTCAAAGAATTTTTTAAGAACTGAATATCTTGCATCAGCTATTGCATCTTCATATGTAACCGCCTCATTAGATTTACCTTTATCTAATAAACCATTTGCCAACATTTCAAAAGGATTTGGACCTTTTTTAGGTTTAGGTAATGTCATCCACATTATTCCATAACTTAACATTTTTGTTCTAAATGCTCTTTCATCAACTAAGTCTTGATCTGTTTTAAAAGTCATCTTCACACCTTTATATTTAAACTCAATAAAAGTTTCTTTAATACCTTTAGTAACTAACACCTCATCAAATTCATCTATAACATCTGGAACCTGAAATCCTATTCCAAGCTTTCTCATCTGACATAATTGTTTATTACAAATAGAAGTCATATGCCCATATCTTGGTGGACATTTATAATTATAACTTTTCTTGGCAGTAGAATTTGCCACACTTCCTACAATCTCTCTTTCAGTTAAAGGATCTGTAAATATTTGTTTATTTCTTTCAAATAATGCTGTTGTTAAAGTTTTTTTATCAATGTTTCCATCTGACTTTTTCATTTCAAGAACAGCCATATTAAACATAATGTCGTTTCTATTAGTCCCAGTCCATTTATCTGTTAATAGGTTTTGTATACAAGGAGGATATTCATTCCAATCTGGTTCTGGTTCATATTTTGCAGTTTTAAATTCTAATAATTCTTCAATGCTCATTCTTTTTTTGTAAGCTATATCTATAAATCCCCCCACTAATAAAGCTGTTCCATTATCATCAAAAGCATATTCAATAGTTCTTTCTTGTTTATGATAAGGCATTCCTAAATGTTTATTACGAGGAAATACTTCTTTTGCCATAAAGTATTTCTCATTCCACTTATCTAAAACTTGTCTAATTTGTTTTTCATCTGACCAATCTTTTAAGAATAACATTAAATGTAATCCACCAGATTTAGATCTAACTGGTACTAAAGGCAATTGGTTGTGTTTAATAATATCTATAAATTTCTTTGAACTAAAATCTGTATAACTACTAGGATCCATATCAATGCAACCCCATTTTGCTTTGCCTTCTATTTCAGGCTTAACTCCAATAATAATTTCTCCGCTTAAATGTCTTTTCCAAAGCTCCGCTGTAACTGGCTTATAAACAGTTTTATATTGAGCAGCTCTCTTACCTCGCACATCAAGGTCACCAGTTATGGTGACCTCAATGTGCTGATTAGAATCTCCTTCAAACAGTTCTAATAGTTTTGTTTCCATTAGAATGGAACTGATTCTGTATTATTTTTAATTTGTTGAGTTTCTTCTTTACCAAAATCAACTTTACCAAAGATATCAGACTTCATAGCACTTTCGTAAAATGCTTTAGTCATTTCTAATACCTTAGCGTACTTAGGATCATTTAAGTATTTATCAAACTCTACGATCCAACCATACCAACTATTTCCAGAATTAGATTCTTTGGTTGTAGTTAATTTATAG